GCCTAAGCGTACGATTATGGGCCTTGCGGTTCCATATGGCGTAGACGCGACAACTTCGGACGGGACTACCGTTCGCTTTATGCCGGGTTCAATGCCAACCGAAGGCCAAGCGCCTGTATTGCTTCAATACCACGACAACACGCGCCCTATTGGCGTTGTAACCGCCCGCGTTGAAATGGCCGACGGTATGTATTTCGAGGCCCGCATTAGTGACACCGCTAACGGCCGTGAAGCCTTAACGTTAGCCATGGACGGCGTACTAACTGGCGTAAGCGTGGGCGCAACCCCTACCGCGTGGTCCTACGACGAAAACGGCGTAATGGAAGTTACCGCCGCTACATGGGCCGAACTCTCGGTAGTCCCCATGCCCGCATTTTCCGATAGCCGTATCCACCAAATAGCCGCGCAAAGTGGTAATAATAGTAATCAGACGGAACCCGACGCCGACGAAACCCTAGAAGTATCCGAAGTAGAGGAAACCGAAACCATGTCAGAAGTCACCGAAAACGCCGTAAACATTGAGGCAAGTACACCAGTAACCCCACTATGGGCGAAAGTTTCAACGGGTATTAAATTGCCTAGCCCGTCTGAATACATGGCCGCATTTTCCGCAGGTCCTACCGCGTTTGCCGAAATGAACGCACGTATTAGCGCCGCCGCGCCAAATATTACAACGGCCGACACCCCCGGCATTTTGCCAGAAATTATTACCGGCAGCGTCTACGACGGACTTAATCCGATCCGGCCATTCGTCACCGCTATCGGAACTAAGGCCATGCCGTTACAGGGTGCCACATTCCGACGCCCAAAAATTACGGTACGCCCCGTCGTAACGCAACAGCCAACAGGCGAGTTAAACACTCTTGACCCTTCAACCGTTACAGTGTCGAACACGGATATTTCTAAACTCACGTTTGGTACATATGTCACCGTGTCCGAACAAGATCTTGATTTTTCGGATCCGGCGTCTATCTCAATTATCCTTGACCAGTTGGCTATTGCCTACGGACAGGCAACCGACAACTACGCCGTAGACACTTGCCACGCCGCAATTACACAAACTTCAAGCGTGGCCGACACCGCCGTGGGTGCCGATTGGGTAACCGCAATTTACGAAGGTGCCCGCCAAATTTCGGCTTCGTCTAACTATCTACCTACCCATATGGTTGTTACACCCGCAACGTGGGCGGCGCTTTCGTCGTCCGTAGACGATCAGAACCGTCCGGTATTCCCATACACGGGCGCGCCTAACCTCATGGGGCAAAACGCCGCAGGAAACGCCGCCGCTAATACTTGGAACGGAAACCCATTGGGCCTAGTTCTTGTAGTAGACAAAAACGCGCCGGGTTCATTCATGGGACACGCCGCAGGCCCCGCCGCAGGCTTCGAGTTCTACGAACAAATGAAGGGCGCAATTTCAATTGACGTGCCTACCACATTGGGCCGTACTATTGCGTTCCGTGGTTACGCTGCGGGCTTCATGGCAGACGCTACCAAGTTCGTTAAGTTCGTTTAATCCGAAAGGCGGGTATCCGCTATGGCGGTTTATTCAATAACCCACCACCAACGGTTAGACGACTACGCGGTAGTACAACTATTAACTAACGCCGACATAACACCGGGCGACACGATTACGGTTGCGGGCTTAGGTCACGGCTTAAACGGTACCCACACGGTTTACGCTTGCCCGTTGTTTCTTTATACGGGCGTAGACGACCAAGGCGATCTATTACTAGACCCGCAATTTCCCATAGAGAACCAAGTCCTTTTTTACGACGTTGGCGACGCGTTAGAACGTTCCGAAGCAATACCTAACGGGACGCTAACCATTACGCCCGTTTGTACTTGGATCACGGCTACCAATATCGAGGACTGGCTAGGTATCGGCACGGCTACGGCCGCCGATCTTGCCTTCCTAACCCAATGCGCGGCCGCGGCAAATGCTTTCGCATATCGCCGGCGTCGTGAGGCGGGCTATGTGGATAGTTTGACTAGTTCCCCGTCGGGCGACGTCACGCTCGGAACTATCCAATACGGCGGCATGCTCTACCGGCAACGCGGATCTATTGACAGTTTCGCAAGTTTTGACGGCATGGGCGGTGGCCCTGTAACGGGCTTAAACGGCGTCATTAAACAACTATTGGGTATTGACCGCCCACAGGTTGCCTAATGCCCGTACAAGCCTTTACAGACTTGTTTAACGAGTGCCTAGACGACCTAGCGGCAAAACTTGGAACCATAACGGGGCTTCAAGTAGTGACGGACCCGCGTAACCTAGTTCCGCCATGCGTATTTATTGACGCCCCTACATTTGAAGCGTGGAACGGCAACATAGTAAAAATGGTTTTTCCTATTCGTTGTATCACGCTAGGCCCCGGCAACCTTGACGCCCAACGGTCACTAATGAACCTTGCCGCCAAGGTCCTTAATTCAAATGTTGGCGTAACAACTGGACGCCCAACTATGGCCATTATCGGCGGGGTAGAACTTCCCGCATATGATCTAGTTGTAAACATTCAAGCCCAAACGAGTTAGACCATGTATGTAATTCTTTCCGAACGTGTAGGCACCGTGGGCGCGTTTTACGACGCCGACAGCGCCAAGGCAAAAGGCGTAGATCTTGCCGCACTAATCGCGGGCGGGTTCATTGGCGAACCTTCCCCCACAAAAGCCCCGAAACCTAGTAAAGTCAAAACCACAACCGAAACCGAGGAATAAACACCATGGCAACAAGCACCATTTTATCGAACCCCGTAGTAACCGTTAATAGCGTCGATCTGTCGGACCAATGTACTTCGGCCACGTTTACACAGCGTTACGCCGAACTAACCGCTACGGCGTTTGGTGATGTAGACAACAAGTACGTTAAGGGCTTAGGCGACCATGAGGTAACGCTTGACTTGTATATGTCTTATGCCGCTACCGAAACCTACGCAACATTGAAGGACCTAGTAGGTACCGCAACTACCGTTATTGTGAAGCCCGCCGTAGGTTCAGATAGTGCCACAAACCCCGGTTTTACCCTGACCGGGGCTTTCTTGGCCGAACTACCACATTCTTTCGCTATGGGCGAGTTAAGCACTACCTCAATTACGTTTCATGGCGGCGTTTACACCGCAGACGTAACCCCGTAACCGAAAGGCCCCGACATGAACATAACAATTCGAGTAGAACGCAACGGCGAAACCGCAGACGTTAAAACAAACCTTTACATAATGATTATGTGGGAACGCAAATACAAAAAACGCGCGTCCGACTTAGCGAACGGTATTGGTTACGAGGATCTAACATTTTTTGCGTATGAGGCGTCAAAACTTGCGGGCCTTGTTGTTCCCGTATCTATGGACGATTACGCCAAAACAATTACCCTATTAGAAGTGGTGGACAATGAACCCACAAACCCTACGCAAGCGGGACCTATTCCCGCCAACTAGCCGAAATACTGGTAGTTACGGGCTACTGGCCGCCGCATATCCCGATAGATACACGCGACATGGCAACAGTTATCGACGTGTTAGACAAGCAGGCTAAGAATGCCCGTCGCAAGTGATCTACAAGTTTTCGGTATTCAAGAAACGCTAAAAGAACTAAACGATTTCGACCCTTCGTACCGTCGCCAAATAACTAAGGACATTCAAGGCGGCGCAGGAAACCTAATCGTTACTAGCGCCCGTTCCATGATCCCAACGGACTATCCGCTAACGGGTATGGCTCGCGGTTCAATTATTAAAGGCCGCGCCGAAACTACGTTTAATCTTAAAAACGTTTCTAATGGCGTAAAAACATTGGTGGCTAAACGGGGAAGTAAAGAACGTTCCGTAACTTTTACACGCCCGTTGTATTTAGACGGCAACGCCGTACCGGGTGCCTATACGCAAACCGTAGACTACAAAGCCCGCCCGTTCTCGCTATTGACCGCCCAACAAAAAGACGCCGCAGGCGCTATATGGGATCATGCGGGCGTAAACGGAAGTAGCCAATTCGTACAAAACCTAATAACCCAAGGCAAACAACAAAACCCCCAAGCGCCGCGCGCATTAGCGCCCGCCGTTGGGGCTGTCATGCCCGAAGTGGAACGGGAAGTATCGGCCATTTTGGACCGTGTTAGTGAGATAATGAACAAGAACCTACGGATCGAAAGGCGCGACTAGTGGCAATTAACATTCCTATTATTTCGTCCCTAGATACAAAGGGTTTCGATAAGGCCAAAAAAGAATTTTCCCAATTGGAAGGCGTCGGCGCTAAAAGTGCTTACGCCGTAAAAAAAGCGGCCGTACCTGCCGCCGCCGCTATCGGTGGTTTAGCCGTTGCGTTGGGCGACGCCACCAAGGCCGCTATTGAGGACGCCGCTAGCCAAGCCGAACTAGCAAGAACACTAAGAACGTCTACCGGAGCGACAGATAAAGCGATAGACGCAACAGAAACATGGATAACTAAACAAGGCCAACTATTAGGTTTTACCGACGACGAACTACGGCCCGCATTGGCAGGATTAGCCCGCGCTACGGGATCAGTTCAGGAGGCCCAAAAGGCCGCGGGCCTTGCCATGGACATAAGCGCCGCTAAGGGCGTTTCTCTTGAAACTGTCACTAAGGCCTTAGAACGGGCCTACGGGGGCAACCTAACCGCGTTAGGCAAGTTAGACCCCGCCGTACGCGAAATGGTCAAGGGTGGCGCGTCTCTCGACGAAGTAATGGCCACATTAAGTACTACGTTTGCGGGATCTGCCACAACGGCCGCTAACACTACGGCGGGACAATTTAAGCGTTTAGGTATTGCTATGACCGAAACGAAAGAAAGCATAGGCACCGCACTACTACCAGTTATTGAAGCGGCGTTACCTATCCTTCAAAAGTTCGGGGCGTGGGCACAAGATAACCCCGGCGCGTTTGTCGCTATTGCGGGCGCTATTGGTGGCGTAGCGTTAGCGATTACAGCCGTAAATATTGCTATGGCCCTAAACCCGTTTTCGGCTATTGCGGCGGGAATTGCGTTACTGGTTGCGGGCGTCGTCGTGGCCTATAACAAGTTCGAAACATTCCGTAACGTTGTTAGAAACGTTGTAAACGGCATAGCGTCCTACTTTGAGTTTATGACTAACGCATGGATTACCGCTATAAATGTTGTCATTCGTGGCATAAACTTAGTCAAGCCCGGTAAAGACATTGCTTCGCTTTCTAAGGTTTCGTTTGGACCCGTTATCGGTCCCGAAGGTAAAGGCCCGTCGGGCGCGGATAAGTCGCGTTTTGACACGATCCCCGCCATGGCCGCAGGCGGTATTGTAAATAGCGCCACATTAGCCCTAATAGGCGAGAAAGGCCCCGAAGCCGTAATACCACTCGATCGCATGGGCAATATGGGAACTACCAACGTAAACATAAACGTAAACGGTGGCGACCCTAACGCCGTGGTACAGGCGTTGCGTACCTATATGCGTCAAAACGGATCGGTACCTATTCGAGTAAGTACCCCATAATGCCGTTTCTATACAAGGTTAAATATTCAACGGACGGCGTAACGTTTACCGCTTTAACCGATGTTCAAAACATAAACGTTCGTTTGGGCCGTGGTGAACAATTAGCCGCATACAACGCCAGTAACGCCGAAGTAGAAATAAGATACCCAACGGGTTTTGCTAGTCCTATTGCGGCAATTAAAACGGGGACATACATAAAGATAGAAAGCCCTAACTGGGTGGACACTATCGGCGGACTGTTTTTGGGCCGTATTCGAGACGTAGACGTAAGTTACGGTATTCCCTATGCGGGTGGCGTAGGTAACGGCGACATTCTTACTATTAGTTGCGAGGGCTTTTTTGCGGCCGTGGCGCGTATGAACGCCAACAGTTACGCTATGGCGTCGGGCGCACCACAAACCCAACTAACAACGGCCCAAGGGCAAAACGGAACTACAAGCGTTTACTACCGCCCAACGGGAACCGATCCCGTTATGGCCGCAACAACGATTACAGGCACTTGGGGCGACTGGTACAACGAACTACTAACAACGCTTAACGGCCGTATGTGGGACTGTAACGCTCTAAACGAAGTAGACGTAATTAGTCCGTTCTACCAAAACCCAATTACCCCGGCGGCCGCCGAAACATTTAGCGACGCGCCAGTAAGTTTTCTTGAATTTTCTTACGACCAAATTGACTTTACAAGTTACGCCGACAACTTCTATACCCAAGTTTCTTTAACGCCCGAAGGTTTGTCTACGGTAACAGTTACGCAAACTGGCGCTACGACGCCGTACCGTACCT